GGCGTTGTGCACCCCGCCAGCAACGCTAGCTCCACCGCTCCGATGATCGCCAATACGCCCCTCTTCATTTGGGGTCAATTCCAAAGTACTTCGCAATCCTCGCAGGGCTGCCGGCGATGATATTCATGCCCCTCTGCGTCCCTTTTGCGAGTTCAGCAGCCTTTTCATAGGCCGCACTTACGGCCTCCTCGCCCTGTGACTGCTTGAGCTGCTGGATTACGCCGAAAAGGGCGCACTTGAGGTCCGCAATATCCGCTGCATGGGAGTTGATCAGTTTTTCCAGCTGCTGCCGCTCTCTAGCATCCATATTGTCACCTAGGTTGGGTAGTTGGCTTTGAACTCTAGCAGCCGGGCTGGCCAGGTATCCAGTGTGGATGGAAAGCCAGTAACCGGCCAGATGGGGGCTGTAGTAGCGTTGCGCCTCTGAACGACATTACAGAGCTTGGAGGTCCAGTGACGCTGTTCAAAAAAGCTATGCAGCTGATTCGAAATGAAAGCAAGCGGCCATGGTCGGAGGTCAATAGCTGGGCGTTAGCTCTGATAGGCGGACCCAGTTTTCTAGTCGGCAGCTTCTACCTATGGAAGGTTAAAGAGGTTGCGCCAGACATCATGCACGCTACAGAGCAAGTCGGGCTTACTTCATTGGGTCTCGCTGTTTATGGCATCGTAGGCGTGATGCTCGTTGGATCCTGGCACTTTCTGACTATAGCCAAACGTTGCTCCGAAGTACTCCGGCAGCGCCACTATAAGTAGTTCATGCCTGGCCAAGCGCCGGGCTTTCTGGTGATAGATCGTGCTCCTGGGACATCCAGTTCTGATTTCTCCTGCGGCACAGCCGCTTCATTTCGCGTCTCTATGACGCAAGACAAGACGCGTCCGATCAAGCCAGGGGCCGCCAAACACGATGATTTCTGAGGGTCTGCCGAGCAGGTGGTGCAGCATAAATGGACCTGGGCCGAAGACCTGAGCATGCTCCTCCGGCAACTGCGCGTCGGCGCCAAGGTAAATGCCGGCATGGTTTGGATGGGCCGTGCGCCCGACGGCCATGACGATCATGTCGCCGCGCTGGGGCTGGCTGACCTGGTAGAAGCCAGCAGCTTCATAGGCCTGCTCGTAAAGGCTAGGACCGTCTGCCTGCTCCCACCATCCCTCCTCTCTGGCGTAAGCCGGGAACTCCAGTCCCCACTCGCGCTTGTACCAGTCCGCGCAAACCTGCCAGCAGTCCCAGGCGCCGTGCACGAAAGGTCGGCCCAGCAGCGCTGTGTGACCGGTTGGCGTGGTAGTGCGAAGATCGCCCTCCGGCCACGACAGGATGTACCAGGGCAACCCTGTCGCCTCACACATGGCGAGATCGCGGGACGAAGGCCTGCTGGTGGCGTCCGGATGCGAGTGCACGATACCGATCACCTGGCCCTGGTCCTCGGCTGCCGCATACTGCTCCGGTGAGATGCGGAACTCCTCCGCCGGATCGGTCGCGGTATTGTCGCACGGTATGTACCGCTGGGAGCGGCCCACGGCAATGATCAGGCCGCAGCACTCGCGCGGGTATTCCGCCGCAGCGTGCGCTTGCACGGCGGAGAGGATGTGTTTGCGCATGGTCAGCTCCGTGCGATCAGGGAAACGGCCGGGAAGCCGCCGAATGGCAACTGGTTGCCCTGGCCAAAGCGAACTGTGCAGCCTGAGTCCAGACAGCCATTGCACTGGTCCTTGGCCGGGTCGTCCGTGGCTTTTCCATCGAGGTCGAAGTAGGGGCCGGTGTATCCGCAGTTCGGGCCACGGTAGCCGGCGGTCATAGCCCAGTGGCAGAGCTGCGTCATTTGCCGACCAATCGTTTCCCCGCCAACATCGCCGGGGCTTGCCAGCTCCCAGGCCACCGTCTTGCCGTTCTCCGAAACCTTCTGGTCGACATACCAGATCTCGATGGCCTCCTCGGCGGGATCTGCTTCGGCGTTGCCTTCCGGAAAATTCACCGCATCCAAGTACCTGGCCATGGTGTGACGCATGGTCAGCTTGAACTCGAGCAGGTTGTCGAAGGCCAGGCACAGCGCCGTGATCCTGCCATTGACGTTGCCAACGCTCAGCGTGGGCCGCACTGCTGTGCCGTCAGAGTTCGCTTCGATGCCCTCAACATGCATCGGCCACGCGCCATACTCGTTGCCTTGCCACCAGATCGACTTCGCGGGTAATTGATCGGCGTCGACGCCGGCAGCTGCCAGCTCCTCAGGGGTGTGCGGTATTGCATGCCCGTGGAACCGCAGTACATCGGCGCCAAAGTCTGAGCCATCCAGCTCAAACAGCAGTACCTCGCTGCCAGGCTCCAGGCTCTGGAGATCCTTGATCAGTGACATGGTCAGTCCTTACGGGTGGAAGGCGCGCTCGAAGGTAGCGGTGACTTTGAATCGGCCACCCCCAACTGGCGTAGGCTTAGGGTCAGCGCAGGTAAAGAGCCCCAGATCACCGAGCGGCGTAGACCACAAGAAAGCCTTGGCACCACCGTGCCGGTCGAAGAACTCCATGACCTTGCGGACCTGGGCTTTCGTACCGGTAACAGTGATTGGGTAGCTGTCTTCCTTGTTGTTCGGTCCGTCGCCTACCACCTGACGGTAGCCACCGCCAAACTTGGACTCACGGACACGATAGGTAACGTCCGGCGTTTCACCGCGCTCGGTGAGCCAGCGAAAGGTTTCAATCGCCATAGTGATCTCGGTAGGATGTCGATCTAAACCGACAATGAGGCACGATATGCAGCTCTCCGTTATGACAATTGGCATCTATGACGACGCACAAGAACCTGGAAAGCAGCGTGTCTACGGGCAAGTTACTGCGAATTTTGAACTGGAAGGGTTGACCGGCGGGGTCGGGGGCGACGTCAACTTCGAGCTCGCTGGTGCGCGAGATCTGACCTATGGCGAGCTTGAGCAAATCATCCTTGAAAAAGCCCGCGCTGCCTTTCGATAGGCGCTAGCGTCGCTGCATGGTCCTACCAATGGCTCCGTCAGGGCGTAGGTCCATGCTCAACAGTTTGCGATACTTCGCCTCAACGAAAGCACCTATCTCCTTGCCGAACTGATCCATCATTGGCGTCGTCGAGTCGACTTGAGTGGAGCCGTCGCTGTTGATGGTGATTGATACGTTGACCGCTGTCGCTCCTCCACCTCCGCTGCTTCCCGACATCAGTGCAGTCGTCGAAGATCCAAGCGGCGTAATGCTGCCACCCTCGTTACCCATCATCAGGTAGGTTTTTCCGCCTTGACTAAGCAGTTCAGGCCCCAGTTCGTTCACCTGATAGAGCGAGTTCGCGGCCACTGGACCGCCTGCAGCCCTCTGCCCTGAGACGAAGCTGTCCATAATCTCGGAGCTGTAGCCGGCCTGGGTCGACCCTGCTGAGGTGGTTCCACCACCGAAATAAGCCGAGGCAGCTGTGGCACCCCAGCTCACTACGCTACTGAGCAAGCCTGAAGCGGCGCGCTGGGTCTCGATGCGGACCATGTCGGCCAGGATCGACTTGGTGAAGTCAGCGAACGAAAACTTGCCGGTCATGGCAAAGTTTACGACCGCGTCCTCCATTGATGTGAAGGCGTTCGTGAACATGGATTTCGTTTGCCCAGCAACGTCCCGCGCTTGCTCCAGGTAATTCTGAAAGGCCGACGACGCCCCGTTGCGCCAATCGCCCTGAGCCACCGAAATTTTGTCGTAGTTGTCCACGACCGTATCTCGGTACCCGTCCTCGGCTTTGCTCAGGATGACCAGGTCGCGCTCATAGTCGTTCTGACTGTACTTGTCGGGCGCAGTGCGTCTGCGATCCAGGAGTTTTGCACGCTCATCGTTGAATCGATCGGTTACACCATCAAGATCGCGCTGCAGGCCCTGCTGACGATCACCAAGGCCGAGATTGTTCGCGGCCCTCGTCCCGGAAGTGGAGAGCGCAGCTCGCTGCCGCTCCAGCTGATCGACATAGGCTTGGGTGGCTGCGGTCTGCTTTGCCAGGCGCCCTTGCTCATTGGTAGCCAGCACCGAAAGCTCGGTGTC